CTCTTGAGACACCGTTTACGACCGCATCTCTCTTAGTTATGGTATAGGATACTAATTTGTTATTTGAATCAAAATTAGGGATCTTAAGTCGATTTGGTTCTCCCTTACTGTTAAATGGTGTTGAAAAGTCAATATCTTCTATTGTTTCGAAAGTTTGTCCTCCACCCGAAATCTGAGCACCTGCCTTTAGAATACCTAAGTATCTCTCATCTTCTTTATCCCCTCTTACAGGAACATTAATTGAGAAGTCACACAAAGACACTGACGGTCTATTACCGGGTATTCTAATACCATAAGTTTTTGCAATATGAAAAAGAGATCTTCTTTGTTGGGCAAAGTCCAACATAGTCTCTTGCCAAACTCTATCAATATGGTAGTGTAAGTTATCACCAATTGCAGCATTCAGATCTAATAACACAGAATAGATTGATGCGTCGTTGGTATTCTTTATTAAATCAGGATAGTAATCTTTTGTAAGATTAACCAACTCTTCTCTTAGTCCCGCAAAATCTCTTTTAGCGTATGAAATCTTTTTTGCCATCTTATATGTTAATTATAATAAAGTCTGATGACGAAAACGCACCATTATTAACTGTATAGTCTATTTTAACCTTAGCCGTGTATGGTTTTGTACTTTCATCTGCCAATCTGAATAATCTCTCATCATCTTCTTCATCAACGGTGGTAACAGGATTAGTATCGTCCTCCGCAGAAATAACTCTAATTGAATTGATATCAAGATTTGGTAAGTACTTTTTACATCCTTCTCTAATCTCTTCCTCAATTAAGTTAAAAGTGATCATATCGTTTTGATCAAATATGTATTCGTATATCCTTGTACCGAAATCAGGTAAATAAAACCTACTTCCTTTCTTGGTTAGGATTAGATGTATCAAGTTTGACCTAACCTCTCTTTCAGGAGAAGTAGTCATACTTAAATAATCACCCGTAATACTTTCTCTAAACGGAAAGTCTATTCCATACTTTACTGCCATACTAATAAATATAATCAATGTTAAAATGAGGATAAATAAAAAACCCCTCAAGAATGAGGGGTTTAAAAAATAGAGTCAAAAAATCAGTTATGAACCACAACCTTCACATTCAAAAGGTGAATCATCAGGTCTTATAGTTGGTTGTGAAACCATTTCGAGTTCTTTATTATCACTGATTAGTGAATTAGATGTTGGTGATGGATTCTCAGTTTGTTCTGATATCACTTCTTTTTGTGTCTCAGGTTTTGGTTGTGATTTATTTGTATTCACACCCAATCCTTTAAGTGGATCCACAGCCGAACGAGTTCTTAAGTAATACATACCTGTTTTCAATCCTAATGACCACCCATGTAAGTGTGCCGCCAATAGTTTCGCCTTAGTCGCATTACTAATGAACAAGTTTAAAGATTGTGATTGGTCAATAAACACAGATCTTCTCGCTGCCATATTTAATAATCGTTTCTGTGACATCTCCCAAACAGTCTTATAAATTTCCTTTATTTCGGTTGGGATCTCAGGGATATTCTGTACCGATCCATTCTCTAAAATCAATTTATTCTTGATCTCATCATTCCATAAACCTGAATCCATAAGTTCTTTAACAAGGTGTTTATTTATCACAATAAACTCACCACCCAAAGTTCTTCTCGAATATAGGTTAGAGGTAAATGGTTCAAACGCTTCATTATTACCAAGAATTTGTGCGGTTGATGCTGTTGGCATTGGTGCAAACAGTAATGAATTTCTCACACCGAATTTAACCACTTCTTTTCTCAATGATTTCCAATCCCATCTTCCTGATAAATCACCATCTTTTAATCCCCACATTTGGTATTGGAACACACCTTTTTCTATTGGCGATCCTGAGATACTCTCATATGGTCCTACTTCCTTAGATAGGTCTTTAGATGATGTCATCGCCGCGAAATAAATAGTTTCAAATATTTCAGTTTGTAAATCATCAGCAACTTCACTTTCAAATGGTAATCTTAGTTTACAGAATACATCCGCCAACCCTTGAATACCAAGTCCAACGGGTCTATGTCTAAAATTAGAACGTTTAGTTTCCTCAGTTGGATAGAAGTTTAAATCAATTACGTTATTTAAGTTTCTAACAACCTGATAAACATACTCATACAGTAGTTGGTGATTAAACTCACCATCGACAATATACTTAGGTAACGCAATAGATGCAAGGTTACATACCGCCTGTTCTGTTGGTGAACTGTATTCAATAATTTCAGTACAAAGGTTTGATGATTTAATAGTACCTAAGTTTTGTTGGTTAGATTTAGCATTCGCAGAATCTTTATACAACATGTATGGAGTACCTGTTTCAATCTGTGCGGTTAGGATGGCGTCCATTAATTTTCTCGCCTTAACCGATCTTCTTCCTTTCCCTTCTTTTTCGTACTGTGTGTAAAGTTTAGTGAAGTCTTTGGATTTTGGTGAATCAAAAACATCAGAAAGACCCGGTGCCTCATCAGGTGAGAATAAGGTCCAATCCTCATCATTTTTAACTCTCTCCATAAACAGGTCAGGTGTCCACATTGCAAGGAATAAATCTCTTGCTCTCATTTCTTCCTTACCGTGATTCTTTCTTAATTCAATAAATTCAAATACATCTGCGTGCCATGGTTCCAAATAGATTGCAAAAGAACCTTTTCTCTTACCACCCTGATTGATCCATCGTGCAACTTCGTTGTATGTTTTCATCATAGGGATAAGACCGTCTGACTCACCACCTGTACCTTTAATGTAAGAACCCTTCGCTCTAACATCATGTACGTGGAGCCCAATACCTCCTGCCCATTTTGAAATATTCGCAACATCTTTAACAGTATCGAATAAACCATTAATGTCATCACCCTTATTTCCGATTAAGAAACATGATGACATCTGTGGTCTTCTTGTACCCGCATTAAATAATGTCGGTGTTGCGTGTGTATAGAAGTGTTGAGATAAGTCGTCATAGATACGTAGACCCATTTCAAGGTCTCCGTTACATATACCCAATGCAACTCTCATATACATGTATTGAGGTCTTTCCACAATCCTGTTGGAAATCCTTAAAAGGTATGATCTCTCAAGAGTTTTAAATCCGAAATAATCGAAATCAAAATCCCTCTCCTGTACAATTGCACCATCAATCGCCGCTCTGTTCGCCTTAACGAAGTCGTACAATTCATCAGAAATTAAAGAAGATTCTTTACCTGTTCTTGGTTCAATAAACGAGTAAAGTTCTTTAATAGATTGGGAAAACTTCTTTGGTGTTGTCTTATGTAAGTTAGTGACCGCCAATCTCCCTGCTAATTTTGCATAGTCAGGGTGAGTGGTTGTCATTGATGCGGCGGTCTCTGCCGCTAATTGATCTAATTCAGTAGTTGAAATTTCATCATAAATCCCTTGTGTAACTTTTAAGGTGATATATGTTGGGTCAACGTAGTCAATGTTGAGATCTGAACACAAGGCGGATATTCTCCTTGTGATTTTATCATATCTCATTTCTTCTAACGATCCGTCTCTCTTTTTTACCTTCATCTGTATTCGTATTAAAAGTCCATGTCTCCGAACGCAGAATCAAGGTCTTCTTCGGTGTCGTTATTCACTCCCGCTTTTTGGTATTCTGCAACTCTTTTTTCAAAGAAGTTGGTTTTACCTTGAAGTGCGATGTTTTGCATAAAGTCAAATGGATTTTCAGAGTTGAAGTGTTTAGGTACACCCAACGAATCTAATAATCTATCAGTAACAAACTCTAAGTATTGAGACATTAGGTCTGAATTCATACCGATCAGTCTAACAGGTAGTGCCTCAAGAATAAATTCTTTTTCAATCTCAAGTGCAGAAAGAATGATCTCCTTAATTCTATCGTTTGATAGTTTATTTTGGATATGACTATTATAGAGGTGACATGCGAAGTCACAGTGTAGTCCCTCATCTCTTGAAATTAACTCATTAGAGAATGTTAGTCCCGGCATTAATCCTCTCTTCTTTAACCAAAAGATTGAACAGAATGACCCTGAAAAGAAAATACCCTCAACCGCAGCGAACGCAATTAGTCTTTCTGCAAAACTTGGTGATTCGATCCACTTAAGTGCCCATTTTGCTTTCTTCTCGATTGCAGGGATCGTCTCTATTGCATTAAATAACTTATTTTGTTCATCAGTATCCTTAATATATGTGTCAATCAATAACGAGTACGTTTCGCTGTGGATGTTCTCCATTGCAATTTGGAATCCATAGAAGAACTTTGCCTCAGTGTATTGTACCTCATTAACGAAGTTTTCTGCGAGGTTCTCATTAACAATACCATCTGACGCGGCAAAGAAGGCTAACACGTGTTTAACGAAATGTTTTTCATCATCGTTTAACTTGTTTGCCCAATCACTTACGTCTTGGTTTAAGTCAATTTCTTCCGCAGTCCAAAAGGATG